GCAACGATAATTTTATTGCGAGTAATGGAGCTAGTCAATTATTAACGATTGTGAGGATTTAATGAGCCAAACTTGGAAAGCACCTGCGGCGGCACGTTCTGCCGCACGGAGAGCATTAGAAGTACGTGCCAGTAAACCACCGTCGCAACGTGGTATGATTGAAACTGGTCTTGCTCGGGCACGTCAACTTATCAATAATGAAGACTTTACCGAGAATGACATTCGCACTATGTATGCTTGGTTTCGCCGTCATGCTGTAGATAAACAGGGAAGTACATGGAGCGAACAAGGTAAAGGATGGCAGGCATGGCATGGATGGGGCGGAGATTCTGCTTATGCTTGGGTATCACGGTTAGTAAAGCAACTTGATAAAGGTTCAACAAAAGCATTTCGTATTCGTTCTCATTATCGTGGTGGTAAGTTTATTCAAGGGTACGAAAAACGAAAACCACAAACTATGAGAAAAAAACGTATACCTGGAAGTGTTGATAATTTTGACGTTCCCGAACAAGTAGCATATCCTGCATTGTATAAACGTGCAAGACGGTTAGCACGTCAAAAGTATGACATATGGCCAAGTAGATATGGCAGTATGTATATGGTGTCGTTGTATGAAAAGATGGTCAAAGCACAAGGCGGAAAACCGTATCGAACGTAATGTTTACAATATTGCAATTTAGTGATATTGTAGTTGTGAGGTGAATATATGAAATTGTCAGAGCTACAAGAAGAATTAGCAAAATCACTAATTAGTATCACAATGGAATATGGGCCATTTCAACAGACTAGTGATGCTGATGGATGTGATTACAAAGATGCTTCTCAAAATAAAAACAATGGCGGCAAGTGCTGTGCCGAATGTGTATTTTTTCGTGGTGCTGGTTGTGCCATTGTGTATGGCCAAGTAGAATCACAAGGTATATGTCGGTTTTACATTATTAGTGAAGATTCACTAGAAAGTCAGGATTCTGATGAAGAAGATGGACAAGAAGACCAAGAAGACGGACAAAATGATGGAACAAAATCCGTACTCGAAAACCAAGAAGACCCCCATGAAAAAGAAATGATGGAATTGCTGAATACCAGCATCAATTTTGTCAAATCACTTCCAGTAAACAACATTATCCAAAACAGTGATTACGTGTATACTGGATTGGGAGTAGCGTTTGGTGGTAAAGATTTAACTGGTGACACTTTTACCAAAGATACTCAATTTGGTTTTGAGCGTTCGGTAAAAGGAATGCCATTATTTCTTGACCATACGCTTGATGGTGAAAAAGACCCAATCGGTAGCGTGCTTGATGCTAAAACTGATGATGTTGGCGTTTGGTTTCAATTCCAAATTGATAAACGCCACAAATATGCAGAAAAAATTAAGCAGTTAATTGATAACGGTCAACTTGGTTTATCAACGGGTGCTTTGCCACACGTAGTAATACGTGACAGAGGAAATATCAAGCGTTGGATTACTGGTGAATTAAGCGTTACAGCTACACCTGCTGACCCACGTACTCACATCATTAACAATTCTGCTGAAAAGGTGGAACAAGAGGCATTGTTAAATGCGTTACCACAACAGCAATTTATCATTATTCGCAAGAAGAGGAATTAACTACTATGTCGGACATTTTGATTGATTACGAGAAACTTGCTTCTATGATTTCGGGAAGCATCAAGACTGATGTAATGGATGGTCTAAAGGCAGACGTGTTGAAGAACATGCTTAACGACCCCATTGTTGCCAAGAATGGCGTAGTATCTCCCGATGGTGGCAGTGCTGACAAGGAAGTAAAAAACTTTGCTGACTTTACTGCGAGCATTTTGCGTGGTGATACTAAGCGTTTGAGTACGATTTATGAAACGAAAGCTCAATACGAATCAGATGGCAAGTTTGGTGGTTATGCTGTTCCGCCACAGTATGCCAGTATGATTGATGGCTACGCTGTTGAAAGTGGAGTAATTCGAGGTGGTGCTACGGTTATTCCTACCACGTTGTCGGAATACAAAGCCCCTCGCATTGACCAAACGATTGCTCCTGATGGCAGTAGTGCTATGCTTGGTGGCATTAAGTTGTATTGGACGGCAGAGCGTGGCAATATTCAGCAGACCACGATGCGTCTTGACATGATTGACTTGAAGGTCAACAAGCTTGGCGCATACGTTCAAGTTTCTGATGAGCTGTTGAGCGATGCTGATGCAATGTCGTCAATGCTTATCCAGAAGTTTGGCGAGGCCAAAGGATGGTTTGAGGATTACGCATTCTTTAATGGCGATGGCGTTGGTAAGCCGTTGGGTATTATGAATGCTCCTGCTACCTATTCAGTAACCCGCAACACTTCAAGTCGCTTTAAGCTTGAAGATGCACAGAACATGATTGCCCGTTTGCCAAGTGCATCTGTTGGTCGTGCAGTATTTATCATGCACCAAAGCGTTATGCCTGACTTGATGAATCTTGCTACCAGCGGCAACTTTGTAACGTTCCTCCGTGACTTGCAAGGGCGGCCAGAAACCCGATTGCTTGGCATTCCCGTAATCTACACTGAAAAGATTCCCGCACTTGGCACGGCAGGTGATGTACTGTTGATTGACCGCAGTGCTTATTACATTCTCAATCGCAAGGATACTACGATTGCTACCAGCAACGAAGTGGCGTTCTTGACCGATGAGATTGTGATGAAAGTAACGAGCCGTGTTGATGGTCAGCCTGCATTGAACGACAAGATTACCCTTGCCGATGGTTCGTACCAAGTTTCACCGTTTGTGAAGTTGAGCTAGGAGTTTACCAAACATGGCACATTATACTGAACAGCTTTCCCAGTCTTTGGCCATTGTGGCCACCATCGACCCTGCCAGTCATAGCACTGCCCAGAACAGCGATGGCATTGACATGCGTTTGTTTCGCCGAGTAATCTTTGTGGTTACTGCTGGTGCGATTGGCGCAAACACGATTACTGCGGTTATTAAGGGTGGTACGGATAATAGCACCTTTGCGACCACCTTGACGGGCAAGACGTTTTCGTCAAGCACGTTTAGTGGTAGTGGCGATAATAACACGCAGGGTATCATCGAAGTTACTTCCGAGGAATGTATGGCACAGAGTGTTCGGTACATTCGCATGGAAGCCACTCCGAGCGGTGCGGCAATTTTTGGTGTGGTAGCACTTGCTGGTGTTGCACGGTATGAGCCAGCCAGTGATTACGATTTGGCTTCTGTTGAGCAGATTGTAGCGTAATTCAGTAAGGGAGATGCTGATGAGCAAGTTATTTATTTTTATGCCACGATTGCGAACGATTGGTAAAACGCATGTAGCATTGTGGGAAGCTCGCCAAAAGTGGGGCAAACCACACATGTATGTGGAATACCAACACGACCAACCGTCAAAAGATGGATACACCAACGTAACGCATAATTATGAACTTGCTCGTCAGCATTTTCTTACTACTGATTGCGATATGTTCTTGGCGATTGAAGATGACATTATTGTACCACCACACGCTATTTTGGCATTAGCAGATATGAATGTTGATGTGGCTATGGGTGTGTACTGTTTGCGACAACTACCAAACCATCGTTGGAACGCTTTTGTTACCGTTTCTGATAGTGAGGGATTGTCTATTACAGAAGACAATGTTCATCGGGCAACAAAATTGGCTAAAAACCAAGAGATTGCGGAAGTTGCTGGTGTTGGTTTAGGGTGTACCTTAATTCAACGACACGTTTTGCAAAACTTAAAGTTTGAGAAGCGTGGTGGCGCAAGTAATGATTGGTATTTTAGTATTGATTGCCAAGCCAATGGATATGGGCAGTTTGCCAACTTTGGGGTAATGTGCGGCCATGTAATGACAAAATCAACACGATATATCGTGTATCCTGATTATATGGGTGATAACTTGCATCGCAAGGAACAATTATAATGTACATTACGTTGCAGTCACTAAAAGACACATTAAAGATTACAACAAACGATGAAGATGCGTTGCTGACCAAGTTTATCTTGTATGCACAAGACATCGTTGAGCGGTATACATCTCGTGTTTTTGAGGTATCAAGTGATAGCACTTATCGCTTTGATGCGGTTACTGATTATACGTATAACAATATTTTGTTTCCCGATATGTTGTCGCAATATAATTATTATTACGACCGCTCATTTTACTTCAATAGTTATGACATTTGCCAAATCACTACAGTTACGAATGGTGATGGTGTGGTAATTCCGTCAACGGATTACATTACACTTCCCATCAATCAAAAACCGTATTATGGCATTCGTCTAAAGTTAAGCTCAAACGTTACCTTTACATGGAACAACTCTCCTGATGCGGCTATTCAAGTCACTGGCCGATGGGGATATTCCATTACACCACCAATTTCTATTCAATACGCAACTGAACGATTGGCGTATATTTTGTATCGTCAAAAAGATGTTAGTGCTGACTTGGATAGGGCTATCATTACTAATCAAGGTGTTGTCCAGCCGAATCAACTTCCTAAAGATGTGATAGAAATACTGGATATGTATCAGAGGTTAGTATGAGCCAAATTGGTACAATCATTCAGAGTATTGCGAACATGTCGGTAAATGGCATTACTGCCAAATACAACAACACGATACGTTCCAATATTGAATCAGTTAATTTGCCGTATCGGTTTATTGACCATCGAAATGCTGGTATCGAGATTGGCGAATCAGTACGTGTTACTCTAGGAAGCACTACCACACGTACTGACTGGGTAATTACCGATATTATGCTGTATCGTGCGGTAAATGCTGGAATCAATCAAGGCACTGTTTCACTCGATGTGTATGGATACATGGGAGAATACGCATCATCTGTTCGGGCTATTGCTACAAGTAAATATGTGATTTTACGGGTATCAGGCAAAACCGAATTACTGGAATACCCTGAACAATCGGGAAGAGCATATGATGGTGTAGTGATGCAAGTATTTCTTCGTGAAATCGTATAACGAGGTGAAAGACTATGGCACAGACTACTGGTGCAATTTCGGGTGCTATTTCCCGTATCGAAATCAGCACTGATTTGTCGGTTTGGCGTGATATTTCGGGTACTGTTCAGAGTGTACAGAATACGGAACAATCACGAAACAGCGGTGAAGCGTATACTATGGATGGTGATACTGCCATTATCACCACGGGTAAGCGAACGCCGATGGAATTGCAGTTTAACATTGTCTATTCTGAAAGCGCAACGGAAGCCTTTGAGTTGGCACGAGCGGCGTTTGAGGATTACGAGAATGGTGCTAAAATCTATGTGCGGTGGACGCCAGCTGGTGGTACTACCGGAACGGTAAGCATGTTCCGTACCCCAATTACTGGTTCGCCTGCACGTTTGACCAGCAACACCTATCCTGCGGTAGATGCAAGTGCTGGTGGCCCAGTTATGGGTATGTTTACGGTACGAACGCCGAGCGTACAGAAGACTTCGGCGAATAATACGAGCGGTGGGAGCGGTACGTAATGACTACGAACAAGCCACAAAAAGAGTATTTGTATAAGTTAAAACGAAGTACTCTCACATTGAAAGACATGAAGACAATGTGGGCGATTCGTCAGGGAGAAATGAACGACAAAGACATCATTGAGTGGTTTGATAAAGTAGTAGAGGGCGGAGTAGAACATATTCCATTGTCAGAGTTTGGCACTTTGTACGGTGAGATATATGAGCAATTCTATGAAGTCGACGACCCAAAAGATGAAACGGGAAAAGCCTCCAATTCCGTTTGATGGCACACCTTCATACTGGAATTGGAGCAATGCCATATGAGTTGCTTGTACTGCGGCTTTGCAGGGAGTTTCATGTACTCCCTAGTGTGCTAGAAGCAGAGCCGTGGTACAACATCGCACCACTACTGACTTGTATGCGAATTGAAAATCAAGTACGACAACTGAAAGGATAATCATGACTGACAACAAGTTTTCAGTTGTATTTGATGCCGAGAATCTACTATCGGCACAGATTCGCATTATTGCAAATCAGTTAGATGAATTGCGAGCTACTGCCGAAACAGCATCACGGCCAGTTAATCGCATCGTCAATTCCCTTTCCAAATTAACTAATCTTGATTATGACACTGCCAAAAATGGATTGTCGGCTATAAACCGTCAACT